AACTCGTTTGGAAGTCACAAGAGATGTACCCAAAGATCTGGCCGGGAATCAAGTGGTCAGAAAGAAAGATGCAATGGACTGCCCCTTCAGGCGCAAGGCTGTGGTTCTCGTATCTAGATCGGGACGACGATGTATTAAGATACCAAGGTCAGGCTTTTAGCTGGATTGGTTTTGACGAATTGACACAGTGGCATACGCCATTCGCATGGGATTACATGCGTTCTCGTTTGCGTAGTACGGCAGGTGATTTGCCAACATATATGCGAGCGACAACGAACCCCGGTGGACCGGGACATGCTTGGGTTAAGAAGATGTTTATTGACCCAGCCCCTCCGGGCAAAGCATTTCATGCAACAGATATTGAAAGTGGTAAGACTTTGTGTTATCCTTCGGGACACTCCAAAGCAGGTCAGCCACTATTTAAACGTAGGTTTATACCTGCGATGCTAACAGATAACCCTCATCTGTATGATCAGGGGGACTATGAAGCGATGCTCCTGTCCTTACCTGAGCATCAACGTAAACAGTTATTAGAGGGTAATTGGGATGTTGCTGAAGGTGCGGCGTTTCCTGAATTCAATCGACAAGTACATGTTGTTGATCCTTTTGACATACCTCGCAATTGGGTTAAGTTTCGGGCCTGCGATTATGGGTACGGTTCTTATTCTGCTGTTGTTTGGCTTGCCTGTTCTCCTGATGAACAGCTTGTTGTCTATCGTGAGTTATACGTTAGTAAAGTTTTGGCAACTGATCTTGCGGACATGGTCCTTGAGCTTGAAGCCGATGATGGGAACATCAAGTACGGCGTACTAGATAGCTCGTGTTGGCATAAACGTGGGGACACGGGTCCGTCACTAGCTGAGCAGATGATTCAGAAAGGGTGTCGTTGGAGGCCGTCAGATCGTTCAGCAGGCTCTCGTGTATCAGGTAAAAACGAATTACATAGAAGATTACAAGTCGATGAGTTTACTGAAGAGCCTAGACTAGTTTTCTTTAATACTTGCACAAACTTAATTTCTCAATTGCCTATTATCCCACTGGACAAAAGAAACCCAGAGGACATTGACACGAAGTCTGAAGATCACCTGTATGACGCATTACGTTATGGTGTTATGTCCAGACCTCGTTTTTCAATTTGGGACTTTGATCCCACGCATCAAAAACCTTCTAGTTATGTCCCTTCGGACTCTAAATTTGGATATTAAATATGGAAGAAGACGAAATCTACGGCGGTGAATCTGACGTACAAATCACATTAGATGATGTGAAAGAAATATCAGATGATCCATCGGAGCTTCAAAACTTAGTACGTTTCGTCATGGAGCGGTACACAAAAGCTGAAGATACTCGCCGTCAAGACGAGGATCGTTGGTTGCAAGCGTATCGCAACTATCGCGGTATTTACGGGCCAGATGTACAGTTCACAGATGCGGAAAAGTCTCGCGTATTTATTAAAGTCACTAAGACAAAAACTCTGGCGGCGTATGGGCAGATTATTGATGTTCTGTTCGCAAATCAAAAGTTTCCAATTTCTATTGAACCTACCGTATTACCGGAAGGTGTAACTGAGTCAGTTCATTTTGATATGCAACCACAGCCTCCTGAAGGTGGTGGTGCAGTACAAGAAGGCTCTATATACGGATATGAAGGTGACGGCAGAGACTTCCCTCCCGGAGCTACCGCTGACACATTGCGTGAAATGAATCTTGGGCCACTGACAGATAAGTTGTCGGAGGTAGAGGGTTTAGTCGAAGGACAAGGTTTAACAGCCACTCAAGTAACATTTTCTCCAGCTATGGTTGCGGCCAAGAAGATGGAAAAGAAGATTATGGATCAGCTAGAAGAAGCACATGCTTCTAAGCAGTTGAGATCCACAGCGTTTGAGATGGCACTCTTTGGTACTGGGATCATGAAAGGTCCGTTTGCTGTAGACAAAGAGTATCCGAATTGGGACGAGGAAGGGGAATACACTCCTGTGATCAAAACGATTCCCTCAACGTCCCATGTTTCTGTATGGAACTTTTATCCAGACCCAGATGCGGCAAACATGGATGAGGCTCAGTATGTCATTGAGCGGCATAAAATGTCACGTACACAGCTACGTGCTCTGAAGAAACGTCCATTCTTCCGCGCTCAGGTTATCGACGATGTTGTAGACATGGGTGAAGGTTACGTCAAAAAGTATTGGGAAGATGATCTTCGTGATTATCAGACCGATCACGATATTGATCGTTTTGAGGTATTTGAGTATTGGGGAACTGTAGACAGCGAAGTATTAGAGAACGCTGGTATTGATGTTCCAGATGAAGTTGGTGATACAGACGAAGTACAAGCTAATATTTGGTACTGTAACGGACGTATATTACGTGCAGTTATTAACCCATTTAAGCCTGCCAAAATACCATACTATGCTGTGCCGTATGAGTTAAATCCATACTCATTCTTCGGTGTAGGTATCGCTGAAAACATGGACGATACCCAGACATTGATGAACGGCTTCATGCGTATGGCGGTGGACAATGCAGTCTTGTCAGGGAACTTGCTCATTGAAATTGATGAGACAAACCTAGTGCCCGGTCAAGATCTCTCAGTGTATCCGGGTAAAGTATTCCGCCGTCAGGGTGGTGCACCGGGGCAAGCTATCTTCGGTACGAAGTTCCCGAATGTATCTAATGAGAATATGCAGTTGTTTGACAAGGCACGTGTACTTGCCGATGAGTCAACAGGCTTCCCCTCATTTGCACATGGACAGACAGGTGTAGCAGGCGTAGGCCGCACAGCATCTGGTATCTCTATGTTGATGAATGCGGCGGCAGGTGGAATCAAGACTGTCATCAAGAATGTAGACGACTATTTGCTAGCACCATTAGGCAAATCAATGTTCTCATTTAATATGCAGTTTGACTTTGATCCAGATATTAAAGGCGATCTAGAAGTTAAAGCGCGTGGTACTGAATCGCTCATGGCTAATGAAGTTCGTAGCCAGCGTCTGATGCAGTTTATGCAAGTTGCTTCTAACCCAACATTGGCACCGTTTGCTAAGTTCCCATACATTGTACGTGAAATTGCTAAGTCTATGGATCTTGATCCAGACAAGGTGACTAACAGCTTTGAGGAAGCCGCTTTACAGCAAAAACTCATGCAACAGAATGCACCACCTCCTCCTGCACAACCAGCAGGTGGACCTCCGGGAGTTGATGATACGTCTGGTGGCGGTGCAAGCAATATCGGTGTAGGACAAGCTCCTGTACCGGGAGAACAAGGATTTACAGGAAATGATCAAGGTGGACAACAGCCAACACCGGAAGCAGGTGGTGGGCAAGCTGAAATCCCTTTGCAGTAACGCAAAACAGTGGGATGCCTTCTGTGAGTATTTAGACATTATGATATCCGAAAACCATAGAAAACTAGAGCAATCAGACAACATAGTATCCATCCATCAGGCGCAGGGTGCTGTACAAGCTTTGCGATCACTTAAATATTTAAGAGATGAGGCTTTATCCGATGGTTGATTTTAAGGGACTTGAAGGGCTATATGATGATATTAATCAGGTTGGCTCCCGTCCTGTTGGACTTATGACTGAATTCACTACAGAAGCAGGTCGTCCAATATATATCTCCAACAATGGAGAAATAGTATCTGAAAAGTCTACGACTATTCCATACAATGGGAAATATGTAAATGTTCCATCTATTCATGATGGCATTGAATATTCTGAGTTTGAACTTAGGAAATTGCTTGATGAGAAAAAGATTAAGCCAACCAGCACACACAAAACTCAAGAACTTGCAATTAAAGCGGCGCAAAAGCGTAGTCCATCTTTAATGTCAGAAGAGACTGCTAGGGCTGTTGAGTCTAAGTATTGGAAGGAAATGACTAAGAGAAAAGCAACGGCTGATCAGATCCTTGGTGATTCTTCTACAGAACTTGTGACTCCAGATGCAAAAGCCAACATACAGATGCGTAATTTGGAGTTGATCAACGAAGATGATTTTCTTGGGTTGGTTGATCCCAGTGAAAAGACGGATAAGCTTGATGCCTACATGTCAACCTTATCAGAACAAGACAAGTTAAATATTCAAAAAACGCTTAAAAAGCCAAAGGCGCGTATCAACAGTATTGAAGGGGATGAATCAATGGCAAAGGGCCGCGCACGGCGCAATTTGGAAGATCAGACAGTTTCCGCTTTTGCCGAAGGCGGCATGGAAGATGGCGGTTTAAAAGACGAAGGCGGTACAGTCGATCCTGTATCAGGTAATGATGTACCTTCCGGTTCGACACAAGCTGAAGTGCGCGATGATATCCCAGCACAACTAAGTGAGGGTGAGTTTGTATTTCCTGCTGATGTAGTACGTTATATTGGTCTTGAGAATCTGATGGAGTTACGCTCTAAAGCTAAGCAGGGTTTAGCTAAGATGGAAGCTATGGGTCAGATGGGAAATTCTGATGAAGCAACCATGGATGACTCAGGTGAATATGATGGCGAGATTGATGAATTAATTGAAAGCTTTGACCCTAATGACCCAGCGACATTTGAGTTCAATGAAGGTGGTGTTGTCATGGCCCAGCAAGGTACATATGTTCCGGGGCAAACACAGCAACAATTTTCTTATGGTTATACACCCCCACAACAACAGGGTTTCCAAGCACCGGGCTACAGTGTGATGCCCCAGCAGACTCAATTCATTACTGACCCGGCTCGTGTTGCTGTAGGACAAGGTCCAGTAGCCGTTGAAAACAGAACGTATGTTGGTCCGAATGACGAAGAGATTATCATTCCTTTCTATGACGGAAAGCCAATGCAGGGATACACAATTCCCGCAGGATACAAATATAAATCTCCTGAAGAAGCAGTAGCTGAAACACCTGAAATTGCCTCACCTGTTGTGCAACAGCCAGATGGAGGAGATAGTGATGGCGATAGGGAAAGAGAAGCTGAGCGAGAAGCTCAAATGAAAGTAGATAAAGAAATTAATAACACCTTAGCTTCTTATAACGCCGAATTTGCAAAGCAATGGTCGCAAGATCCTTTTAACACTGGAAAAATGGGAATAGGTGGTCCGTTTGCGGCGGCTTATGAAAGTGTTCAAACTCATTTAGGCAGAACAGCCGCTATTGAACAAATCGCTAAAGATCTAAATATTGATTTAGAAGATTATAAAAACACTGGAATTGAAGGATTCTTTAGCAAGTACGACGATGAGCGTTTTGCCCGTGATCTACAGGCTAAGATGGAAGATGAGGAAGAAGAAGATTTCCCAGTTACAGAACAGACAGGAACTCAAATCGACACTTCGTCTATAGCTTCTTCCACTACGGCGCAAGAACAAAAAGCGGCGGCTTCAAGAGCAGAGGCACTGGCAAATGCTACTCAAGCTGTGAGAGACGCATTCGCAGAAGAAAAAGCGAAACAAGAAAGAGCGCAACGATCTATTGGTGCGGATGGTCCGGATTCTAGTAGTGACAGCGGAGGAGGTGGACAAGCGGCGGCTGATGCGGCTGGAGATGCCTCTGGAAGCTCTCCCTTTGCCAAAGGCGGCTTAGCAGAACAAACACAGCGTGTATTGAAATCTTCACGTAAGAAAAAATGATTTCATTTATAACTGGCTACCTAACGCCCTAAAAAGCTACCGTTAGCCCCAGACAAAGGAAATATTCATGTCTACAACTACAACCGAAATGGCTACTAAAGTCGAACAAGTAAAAGTCGCATCTGGCTTTGCTAAGCGTAATGCTAATAAGAAACGCATTGAAGAAGAAGAGGCGGAACTTGAAGCCTTACTAAAAGGCAATCAAGGAGAAGAGACAACTGAAGAATCAATTGACGACGGTCCTGAGCCTACGAGCGCAGAGGAAAAGACCTTTAAAAAAAGGTACGGCGATTTGCGCAGACACGCGCAGAAGACAGAGGCAGATCTTCAAAAGCAGATTGATGAACTGCGTACACAGTTAGAAGCATCCACTAAAAAAGAAATTCAGTACCCTAAGTCAGAGTCTGAATTAGAATCGTGGATGGAACAGTATCCAGATGTTGCTCAGATTGTAGAAACAATTGCTATGAAAAAAGCACATGAACAAGCTTCTGAGTTTGAAAGTAAATTTAAGGCAATTGATGAAATGAAACTTGAAGCTCAGCGAGAAAAAGCTGAAGCTGAGTTAATGCAAGTTCATCCTGACTTTGAACAAATTCGTGAAACTGACGAATTCCACAATTGGGTTGAAGAACAGCCTAAGTGGGTACAAGATGCTTTGTACGACAATGACAACGACGCTAAGTCAGCGGCACGTGCAATTGATTTATATAAAGCTGACATGGGTATCGGCAAGAAAAAGTCTACTAAAGACAGAGATGCCGCTTCCGCTGTTGGCACTCGCTCTGGACGATCTACACCTGAAGGTGACGAATCTAAGAGCTATATTAAAGAATCTGATGTTAATCGCATGACCGCTCAGCAATATGAAGCTAGACAAGAAGAGATTGCAGAAGCGATTCGCACAGGTAAATTTATTTACGATTTATCTGGTTCAGCACGATAAGGTGTTGACAAATAAAATTTTCTGGATATAACTATGTGCAGAATACAGTGGCCCCGTAAGGATACCCACACCTAACCTGAAATAAGACAAACTGTTATGCTAACTTCTGGCCGGTCGTTAAAGTAGCAGGGAGTCTTATTTCACCTTCACAGAACACCCAAACTACGCAGGCCGTATGATCACTTTGGCCGGTGAACATACCACCCTGATGCTAGATGGCCTCTGGCGAAGTTACACATAACCTTAACCCTATGCTACATAAGGAGTGTCTCTCATGGCATTTACAAGCGCATCGGGCTATGGCAACCTTCCTAATGGTAACTTTAGCCCAATTATCTACTCAAAGCAGGTACAGCTTGCTTTCCGTAAGTCTTCTACTGTAGAAGATATTACTAACAACGATTACTTCGGTGAAATCGCTCAGATGGGTGATTCAGTGAAGATCATCAAAGAGCCTGAAATTTCAGTTCAAGCTTACTCTCGTGGTACTCAAATCACAGCGCAAGATCTTGACGATGAAGATTTCTCTCTTGTAATCGACAAGTCGAACTACTTCGCATTCAAGATCGACGACATTGAAGAAGCGCACTCACACGTGAACTTCATGCAAATGGCTACAGATCGTGCGGCGTATCGTTTGCGTGACCAGTATGACCAAGAAGTTCTTGGCTACCTGTCTGGTTATGCTCAGTCTGCTTTGCATTCTGCTGGCGACACTGTCAACACAACTGTAAACGGAACTAAGGCAGTTACTACTGCTGGTTCTGACGAGCTTCTCGCTTCTATGAAGTTGGACGCTACTGACTTCAACCTAAACGACGGCGGTGCCGCTGTTGCAGGTGAAGCAATTGTTGTAGTTCCACGTTTACCGGGTGCTACTGCTATTGCAACTGCTTCTGCATCACCTCTTCAAGTGATTGCTCGTATGAGCCGCTTGTTGGATCAGCAGTTTGTTGATACAAATGGTCGTTGGTTGGTCGTTGACCCTGTGTTCGCTGAGACTTTGAAAGACGAAGATTCTCGTCTCTTCAACTCAGACTTCGGTGGTTCTGGTCTTCAGAATGGTCTTGTTATTAACAACCTGCACGGATTCCGTGTATACGTTTCTAACAACATGCCTGCTGTTGGTACTGGTCCTGCTGTAGGAAGCGGTACACTTCAAGCTACCAACTATGGTGTCTTGACTGCTGGTCATGACTCAGCGGTTGCTACTGCTCAGCAGATCAACAAGACTGAGACTTACCGTGATCCTGACAGCTTCGCTGACATCGTTCGTGGTATGCATCTGTATGGTC